CGGCGCTTGCTGTGCCAACTGCATCTGTGTTTGCGCCAACGACAGGCGCTGTGCCATCGAAAAGATCGATGGATCCGATACAGGCAGAATATCCACACGGCCATCAAAGTCCTGCTGCATGGTCTCGGCAGGCACGTTTTGTCCTACGAAATATGGATACGGCGTCGGATTGTCCGCGAATATCTCGCCCAACAGCCGAAACTCTTGCTTCTGCCCGTAATGCAGCCGCTTGTGAATTGACGAGATAATCTTCGAACCTTGCTCGATCAGAGCTACCGTCGTGCCCACAGGTGCCTGTGAATTTGCATCTGCTATCTTGGCGTCGGCAACCTGTGCAAATCTGCGGCCCGAATCCACAACTACGCCCAGCAACTGAGCGAGTGTGCCAGACGGCTCCTTGTATGGCAGTGGTATCAGCGCGTTGCGTAAATCACCGCCCGGTGCATCAATATCCCTAAACTCACCTGGTGCTAGCGGCTCGTCGTCGTTACGGATACGTACACCACGCGCCTTGAATCCAGCAGGCAGATTCGACAACGTGCCGGCATCTATAAGCTGCCGCAGTATCGAAGTCGCTGCACGAGACAGGCCGCCTATAGTATGAAGCAGGCCAAAGCCATAAAAGCCAAACCCAGGGAGAAACTTAAAATGTGTGAAGTATTGACGCTTTCGGCGAAGGGGATCTGCCTGCCGATAGTTTCGCACCACTGACATAACTTGTCCCGAAGCCTCGTCAACAGTGACAATGTACGGGAGTTTAACTCCTGTGGGTTCGCCCATCTCGTCAGTGTCTTCAAACCCTTCGAGATCCAACTCGGTATGTATCTCAAGCAAAGTGTAAGTGTCATCCCCATACGTTGGATGAATACCTTGCATCTCGTTACCAGTTGATCTAATCGGGCCATCTTCTTCCTCATCCTGCGCCTGAAGTTCAACATCTCTGTACACACCCGCAACCTGTAACTTGCGAAGCTCGTTCTCAGATAGACGAACAACATGTGTCACGCGCTCTGCCGTGTTCAAATCACTCGCTGCATACGGCACAATCAAATCTTCCGCCGGCACAAACTTAGACACAGCACGTTGCTTGTTGGTGTCAAAGTAAACTTTCTTGAAGGTGGACCCCGTCAGCGGCAGGTAGAAAAGCATCTGATCCGTGTCCGGATCGTACTCATCCATGACTTCCATAAGCTGATAGTTCATGTAGTCTTTGACGCGCTGGGCCTGATCCTCCAGCATCTTGTTCGATGCACCAAGAATTTGAGTTTTCACAGGTCCGCCTGCCGGCAGCATCTCTTTGTACGCCTGCGCCTGAAACTGCGTTACCGCCTCGCTCAGAAGCGGGTGGTGCACACCACTTGCACCCATAAACGGCTCGTTACGTTCTTCATAGTTCACACCAAGCAACTTCAAGCCCTTGGCAATAGCCTCTTCCCAGTCCTCACGGGATTCCTTGTCATCATCCACCTTGCTCCGCAAATCAGACGACAACGACCCAAGTGTTGAGTCATCCAGAACCTCGGCAAGATTGGCGTTATGGTCGTACATCTCAGCCTGAACTTCGACCATCTCTTCCATGCCGGCAAGCTCAATGCCATCAGGGAGCATGTTCTCCTCGGGAAGTTCGACCATCATTTCCTGTGGCAACTGTTCTGCTGGACCACCAGCGCCCATCGTCATATCAACCATCTGCGGAGGAAGTGCCATTAAAATACGCCTATCGAGTTCTAGGGTTGTTCCGGCCCCTACTGGGACGGCCGAAGGTTTTCAAATAGTCTTCTGCTGCTTTCAATTTTCGAAATCGATCAGCATACGTTCCAGACACAAAATCTACCTCATCTTTGCCTGCCATATATGCATCCAGTGCAGCGGCTATCTCAAGAGAGTTTCTGCCTGCGGCGATGTCCTGGGCTTTTTTCTTTTTGATGACGGTGCGTTCGGACCGTAGCTTGCCTTTTGGCGCTTGCCTGCCAACGTTTCTACCCCTTTTCATCAAAAAACTCCCTTGAACTTTTGTGGGCGGGCAATCGGGCTGAAACCTTTGACCATGCCGCCGGCAGCCTTTTTAGCTGGCCCAATACGTTTTACGTACTCGTCAAATGACATCGTCGCCGAGTAATCAGTCTCGCCCGGCTTTGGGTCATAAAACCTGTCACGAAGTTTTGCCAGAAGCTCTTCGTCTTTAATGTCGTCTTTTTTCTTTGCCATCACATCACCTGCCTTGCCATGCCGCCAATACCCGAGTGTATCAGCTTTTTTGGTCTCAAGTCTACGGGGCCGCCTTTTGCGCGGCGAATCAGTTTGTTCGGGTCTGACGCACGAGCGTTTGCCTCGTTGTTGAAGTACACCGCACGAGCGTTTGTGTGAATCGGTTCCGTGCGGCCAGAGTTGGTGCCCTCTTTGTGTAACATCGGTTCAATATTTCCAGTGGTTTGATTTTTTGCCAGAATGGTGGGGAGGTCTACTACCTCTACACCCATGTCCTTCAAACCCTGATCTACGTGCGTCCCGTATTGGCGCTTGAAACGCGCACGTTTCGGAACATCGTATGACTCGCTCAAACTACCACGCCCCGCCGTCAACATGTCATCAGAGCTTGGGAAGATTACCCCGTCAAGTCCCATGCGGCGGGCTTCCTGAACCAAAAACCTTGGAACAAATGTCTCAAAGTGCGTGGTGTTTGCAAACGGGGTGTCCGTTTCAAAACTTGCCGGTCCTTCTCTTTGCGTCTGTCTCGCCGCGCGGAAGACTTTACGTAGTTCCTGAAACCTTTTCGGAGTCATGCCCTCTGGGACAGCAACATTTTGCGCGGCAGTGACTTCTTCTTGAGAAAGCTTTTCTTTTACAATAAAATCAAACACATCCGCCGCTTC